GCCCCATACAATGCTGTTGTTGGTGGTGTAAATAACCTTGCAAATCCAAACGGCAACGGTGCTCTTGCAGCATTCGATCCAGTGATGATCTCGTTGGTTCGCCGTGCAATGCCAAATCTGATTGCTTATGATGTCTGTGGCGTTCAGCCAATGACAGCACCAACAGGCTTGATCTTCTGCATGAAGTCCCGTTACAACAGCAACTCGGCAGCAAATCCAACAACCGGACAAACCGAAGCCCTTGGTCTAACAGCCGCTGATACCTTCTACTCAGGTACAGGCCCATATTGGGGCGGTACATACGGTCCTGGTCTTGGTGGCGCAACTCTTGCCTCTGCTGAAGCAGCACTTTCGCAACTATTCAGTGCAACTGGTGCTTATTCTAATCAGGGTGCTTACTCTGGTATCCCAGTAGAAACACAAAGATTTGAGAATCCATCACCAAATGGTTTCAATGAAATGGGCTTCTCAATTGAGCGCACATCCGTTGTTGCTCGTTCCCGTGCATTGCAGGCATCTTACTCTGCTGAAATCGCACAAGACCTCAAGGCTGTTCACGGTCTTGATGTTGAAACAGAGTTGGCAAATATTCTCACGAACGAAGTGCTTGCTGAAATCAACCGTGAAGTAGTCCGTACAATCTATCAGGTTTCTAAACTCGGTTGCCAGCAATCACCACTCAATTCTGGTATATTCAATGTTCAGAACAATTCAGATGGTCGTTGGTCAGCCGAACGCTTCCGTGGCTTGTTCTTCCAGATTGAGCGTGAAGCAAATGCTATCGCTAAGGATACACGCCGTGGTAAGGGTAATATCATCATCTGCTCGTCGGATGTTGCATCTGCTCTTTCTATGACTGGTCTTCTTGAGTCTAATCAGGCTGGAGCCTTCGGTAAGGATGTAGATGACACAGGAACGACATTCGTCGGTACAATTGGTCGCTATAAGGTCTATATTGATCCTTATGTACCATCTGGAACTGATTTCTGTGTAGTCGGATACAAGGGAACATCCCAATACGACGCTGGCTTCTTCTACTGCCCATATGTTCCTCTACAAATGGTTCGTGCAATTGATCCAACGACCTTCCAGCCAAAGATCGGCTTCAAGACCCGTTACGGCATTGCAGCAAATCCATTCGCAACATTGAGTACAACTCCATTGGATTATAATGGTGGTGTACAGGCTCGCTCCAACACATACTATCGTATCTTCCAAGTAACCAATCTTCATGGTGTAACAGCATCTTGATAAATCGAAGACAGTAGATTCTCGGGTTATAGCAGGACAGGGGGAGAGAAATCTCCCCCTGTTCTCTTTTCTACATACTCTTGGAGGATATCATGGCTGATGAAAAATTTTTCAATGTTCAACCACTAGATCGGGAAAACGATGCTCATTTTAGTACACCGAATTATCTTTCTCCTGTATCATTTAGAGTAGTTGTACCAAGACTCCCAAAATTTACTTATTTTGTTCAATCAGTAAGCATACCTTCTGTGGTTATGGGTTCGGTAGAAATACCAGCATTCAAAGGATTACCAAAGCAAGAAGTTCCCTCATTTTTAGACATAACAGATCAGTTGATAATCAATTTTAATATTGATGAAAACATGGAAAATTGGCAAGAGGTTTATGATTGGATGACATCAATAGTTCCATCAAAAGAAAACAATGCAACTGTTGATCCAAAGAATGAACTTCTTTGGGAAAATATTATTGTATTGGTCTATAACAACGCAAAGAAACTAATAAAGAAGTTTACATTTCACAAATGCTATCCTGTGAATTTAGGATCATTTGAATTCAATTCTGCAATGACAACCACAGATCCATTGCTTGTTACTGTTAATTTTGAGTATTCTCATTTTACTGTAGAGACTCTTTGACTTTATCAAAATTCGTGATATAATATCCACACTATGACTTTTGAAGAACTACAAGAACAAATCGAAAAAGACCTATCGTTTGATGAAACCCAATTGGATACAGAATCTCTTCGTATTCCACAATTACACAACAAGTATCTGAAGCATCTCTATTCAGAGAAACTATTGCTGAAGAAACTTCGTAATGATATGGGAGAATTGACTCGTATCAAGTATGAATACTATACTGGAAAACTAGATGAAACGACTCTAAAGGAGCGTGGTTGGGAACCATTCCAACTTCGTGTATTAAAAAATGATGTTGATATGTACCTTGAAGGGGATAAAGACATGAATCGCCTAAAGGCTCGTATTCAATTGCAAGAAGAGCGTGTTGACTATATTGAGTCTACTGTAAAGGCTATTGCAAATCGTGGATGGCTTATCCGTAATGCTATTGACTGGAAGAAGTTTCTAGGTGGAGTATGACATTATATCCTTGGGAAGACTTTGATATTTACGAAGATTCTCAATCCATAAATATGGATGAGATGAATGATATTATAGTCACCCAACAAGATGCAGTGTTTCTCAAGGTTAATTGTGATCGTTCTGTGTCACAAGAGATCTCGGATTTCTTTACATTCAAAGTTCCTGGTTATCAATTCATGCCAGCCTATCGCAACAAGATGTGGGATGGAAATATCAGGCTTTTCAACACCTATGACAAAAAGTTATATGCTGGATTATCTGATTATCTTGCAAAATTTGCACAAGATCGTGGATATCCTTTTGATTATCAAAAACAATGTGTATATCCACATTCATCGGCAAAAAGAGATGATATAGACGAATATTTGAACTCTCTTAAATTGACAGCAGCAGGTAAATCAATAACACCACACCCTCATCAAATTGATGCAATAGAAACTGCAATCAACGACCAAAGATGCTTGTTGCTTTCTCCAACTGCTAGTGGAAAATCTCTTGTTATCTATTCCACTATTCGTTATCTTCTTGATCGTGTTGAAACAGATCCAAATAAACGAATATTGCTAATAGTTCCAACAGTTGGTCTTGTCAACCAGATGTATTCAGATTTCTTGGACTACTCGCAGGCAAATGGATGGGATGTAAAATACAACTGTCAGACAATATTCTCCGGTAAAGAGAAATCGACAAAAGCCCGTGTAATTATCTCTACATGGCAATCTCTCTTCCGTATGAAAGCCGAATACTTTGAAGAATTCTTTGCCGTATTTGGTGATGAGTGCCACCTGTTCAAAGCAAAGAGCCTTACATCTATAATGGAGAAGTCAAAGAATGCACATTATAGAATAGGAACAACAGGAACACTTGATGGATCTCAAACACACAAGTTAGTCATTGAAGGATTATTTGGAAAAGTCGTAAAGGTCACAAGCACTAAAGACCTTATGGATAAAAATCTTCTTTCCGACCTCACAATTGAGTGTATTACTCTGAAGTATGCAGAAGAACAGAGGCGTGAAGTAAAAGGAATGAAGTATGCAGAAGAAATAAAATGGTTAACTGAAAATAGCAAGCGTAATAGATTTATTTCTGAGATGGCTATAAATCTAAAGGGAAATACTCTTGTTCTATTTCAGTTCATTGAACATGGAAAAACCTTGCATCAACAAATACAAAGACTTTCTAATGGAAAGCACCAAGTATTCCTAGTGTATGGTGCAACAGAAGCCGATACAAGAGAAGAAGTTCGTCTATTGGCAGAAGAAAATGATAATGCAATCATTGTTGCTTCATATGGAACATTCTCTACAGGTATATCAATACGAAGACTCCATAATGTCATATTTGCATCTCCATCAAAATCTCGCATCCGAGTGCTACAATCAATCGGACGACAACTTCGTAAATCTGAACACAAAGAGTGTGCTAAACTATTTGATATTGGTGATGACCTGAGTATCAAGTCGTATCGCAACCATACCCTCAAACATTTGACCGAGCGTGTGAACCTATACATACAAGAGAAGTTCAACTATCGCCTAATTCGACTGGACTTGTAAGGAGCGTGAAATGCCTACAGATAAAAATATATCACAATATGTGCTCTTGAAACTCCGCAGCGGAGATGAAATCATTGCAAAGAAATCAGGAACAAAGAAGGGCTTTTTGTTGCTCCATCGTCCTTTGCAATTACAAAGATCCACATTTCTTGATCCTCTTTCTGGAAACATAAAGAAGAATGTTTGTATTTTTCGTGATTGGTTGGAGTTCACAACTCAAATAGAATGCGAAATTCCAGAAGATTTCATTGTAATGAATGGAACACCGAGTCCAGACATGATTAGTCGATATCTGGCTGAATTGGATAAAATGGATAAGCAGATCAAATCTCCAAATCCGCCGAAGCCTTCGGCAAAGAGTGCTGCTAAACCTGATTTGGAAGCAACAGAAGATCTCTTGGATCTGTACTTCAAGAGTTTGAAAGATCTACCACAACCAAGTTCT